GTCCCATATCCATAATGCCGCTGTAGTCACAGCATCACTTACCGGCGTCCACACATTATCCATGAACCATGTGGAGACAGTGGACCATGTGTCTGAGATCCAAGTCCAAGCGTCATTTATTTTTGTCCAAATCCAATCAGCAGCATCAGTGACACCGTCAACTAATGGATTCCAGACATTATCCATAAACCAGGATGACACGTCATTCCAGGTATCAGTCAGCCATTTCTTAGCATCCTCGAATTTTTCGGTGATCATATCAATCTTATCTCCGGCCCAATCACTAACAGGGGTCCAGACGTTATCCATAAACCAATCTGAGAAATCAGACCATGTATCCTTGATCCAATCGACGGCATTTCCTGCACCGTCCTGAATTCCATCCCATGCTTTAGACGCGCCGCCATCATCAAACCATTTGCCAATGGATGATCCTATATCAGAACCCCCAATACCGCCTGCGATACTGCCAACAACTCCGCCGGCAGCAGTACCGACAACAGGAACAACAGAACCGATGGCTGCCCCTGCGGCTCCTCCTGCAGCAGCTCCGCCAAGATTCCCCGCAAAAGAACCGACTTTCTCACCTGCATTTTCTTTGTTCATCCCGAGCAAATCGGTTGCAGCTAATGCAGTTCCCAAAAGAGGGATACCTTTCGCAAATTTCCCCAAACCTTTTAAAGGCGTTAAAACTTTCCCCCATTTTGATGAGTCGGTGGCAGTGGACCTCATGCTTCCGAGCCAGTTTCTGAACTTAGAACCAGAATTTCTTCCGCTTGTGGCATTTTCTCCTGATGCACCGCTCTGACGTCTTTGTAATACCTCGCCTGGAACTCTCAGTGTTCGTCCTGAAGTACCTGCACTTGTCGGACTTTTTCTTTTTTTATATCTTTTGTTGGCTTTGCTTTCAGAGCTATTACCTCCGCACCCACAGCAGCAGCAACAGCATCTCTGCCCAGTGTTGCGTTTATCAACTTTCTCATTACTCTGCGTATTCCCAGGCGCATGATCTGGGGTATTTTCTTCATTATCATTTTTTTTTAACCAAGGAATTTTTTCAAATAACGAGTCAAGAATCTTTTCTATCACTTTATCTTTAAAAGCTGTTCCGAAGTCTTCTAATGTTTGCATAAACCAATTCTTTTTTTCTTCCGGTTTCTTCTCGTTGATCTTATCAGCAGCTAATTTTTCTTTCGCGATAATATTAACTGTATATGTTTTTTCAAAATCTCTTAAAAGGGCTGTAATTCGATTAACAGTTTTTGTTATTTCATCAACTACTTTTAATTTAACTGTATACGTTTTTTCAAAATGGCTTAAAAGGGCTGTAATTCGATTAACGGTTTTTGTTATTTCATCAATCACTTTTAATTTAACTGAATACCCATTTTTAAGGTTCTTTTGCAAATATCCCAATATTCGTTTTGTAGCTGGGGTGATTTGATCATTGAAGAAAAGACCGACTGAAAACTGATTCCCGCTCAACATTTTTCTTATTTTTTTATAAGCATCTGTTACATGTTCAATTAGACTTACATTAATGTTTCTTTCTTTCGGGAGCCGTTTTAGCTTATGCTCAATAACATCAAGTCCGGCAGTAGCCTGGTCATCAAGAACTACTTTAATTTCAAGTGATTTTGCAAATTTTAAAACAATATAGTCATTGATCTTTCTCAATTTGTAAAAGGCTTGGTCCTCTGCCTTAATACTGATTTTGATTTGTCGATTAATGGTTTTCACCTTTTTTTCGACCATTTGAAACCCTTTATGAATTCGTTTTAACTTTTTAGAAACTTTATCTTCCAGGTCAAAACGAGCTGTCAATTTAGCGATATTATGTACCTCCTTTCCTCGATTCTTTTTCCATTAATTCAAGCTTATATCCAATCAGCCCATACAAGAGCGCCTTAAAGTTTTTAGGCGCTTCATACAGTTCTAATAAATCCGATGGAGAATAATGAAGCTCGTGCATCGCATAGTAGAGATACACGGCTTCTTTATGCCCATCCTTGATTAGTTTTTTACTTCTTCTTCCAGATCCTCTAATTCATCTTCGAAACCATTAATCTCAATCGCTTTGTTGAGCCAGTTTGCGTATTCGCCTCCAACTGAGAGGACGCGTTTCGCAACTTCTACCGGGTCGGCCGTTTTGTAAGCTTCTCGAAGCTCTTTTGAACGGAAGTCCGGATAAACGGTTGATTCAACTGCGATTCGGGCATAAAAGCGCTGGCTGTCTAAATCTTTTACACGGCCTCTGCCTTTGACATTTTTATAAGTTGTTGTTTCTTTCTCTAATTCATCAATGCGCTCCGTCGTGATCGCTTTAAATATAAATGGTACGATGTCCCCTTTTTTATCAACAAAACGCTTAGAGATCGGCACTTTGATTTCTTCGGCTTCGATTGTTTTTCCCGGCATAAAAAAGGAAAGATCATATACGTTTTCGTTCTTCTCGCTCATGTAAAAAACTCCCTTATCTTTAAATTGATTTCATCATTTAAAAACAGACCTTTCTGAGAAAGGTCTGCGTATGGCTGGTTCAGTTTTGATTAAAACGTGTCAGAAAGCTTCTCCGGCACGTCAAAATCTTCAAATGTAAACGGGACTTCTTCCTCTAATGCTTCTGAATCTACATCGAGGCTGGCGATTTTTGCGGAGTCGAAGTTTACGTCGTAAAGCGTGACTCGTTCCGTGCCTCTTCCGGAAGATTTATCATCTAACACAGCTTGCAGGGTGAAATAAGGATCGCTGCCTTTTTTCACGTAATCCATCATGAGGATCACAAATTTTGATGTGACTTTGTAAAACGTCGCTGTGCCTGTTCCGTTTGCGCCTGTTGTTTTATGGCCTGTCATTCGGCGTCCCATAATGTTAACTTCAGATTTGTTTTTCTCTACGTTTGCTTCAAAGGTTTTAATGTGCGCCATTTCTTCTCCATCGAGAAATAAGCGGCCTTCTTTACCTGAAATTGTATTTTGTGCTTTTAATGCCATTTTAGTTTACCTCCACGTTAAAGTAGAATTTTTCTGCTGCGTCCATAGGTTTCACGGCGAGATCAATGAGGAAGCCGTCACGGTCTTCATTCAAAGCAATTGAAATATCTTCATCTGAATCAAAATCCGTAATGCCGTCCGCATCCTGAAGAGTGGTCATGTATTGAGTAATCATTGTTTTCACATACTGAAGCCCGTCCTCAGATGCCGGAATATCGCTTCCGCTGCCTTTCCTTGATTTAATTAAGGCTTTCAGCTCACGTGTTAAATCGTTATTAACCGCATCAAGCACACGGACAATTTTATTTTTCGCAAACTTTTTGTTTTTCTCAGCTGTAAAAGTCGTTAATGAGTTAATGTCTTTTTCTACGCTGACGGACTTATCGCGCGCGTCATACGTAAAGAGAAATTCACCCTTGCCAAGGCGCTCGACAATGCTGTCGTGATCAAGGCGGTTTAACACATCAACGGCTCCCTCGTATTCCACAAATGTCAGGGATTGATTGAAAGTGGCACCGGCGCTTGCGCCCGCAACCCAAGCAGTTGCTTTCTCGGCTGTTACTTCTGTGCCGTCCTCTAGGAGCACCCCTTCTGTCACATTAATAATGCCTTCATAATCCCCATGGTAATGGGCTGTTACGCCTTGCACCTTTTGCCCTTGGCCGTCGCGCAGACGTTGAATGAAAGCGGCAAACGTCGCTTTCAGCTGGTCGTTATCAGCAACCGGCAGCGCGATCACATCGAAGTTTTCTGTTTCAGCAGCGGCTAAGAAATCAGTATAATCCGAGTTCACAGGCGTTTTATCAGTCCCGCCCGACAAACGGATGCCGGCTGCCGCGCTTAATGTGCCCCCTGTTGATTCTTCCTCCGAGCCTGTCAAAGGAATTGAGGCGGACAGATCGCCTGCTCCTGTGAAGGAAACATAGCCGTTTGCCGTTAACTCTTCTGCTTTCTTGACTGTTTGCTTATCGACTTCGGATTCGTCCATATAGGTGGTGACATCAAACGCTTGGGAATCAAGCACATTTTCATTGACACGGATGATGATGTCATTTCCTTTTGAGCCTCCGTATAAAGCGGTCGCTTTTACGCCTTCTGCGATATCCGCTGACGCACGGACACCTTCTGTCAGGCGATACATCAGTACCGTTTGCGCATTTTTCTTCGCTTCACGCAAAAGCAGCAAAGACGGATCTTCGATACTGAGACCTACCTTTTTATTCAGATCTTCCACACTTGAAATGGACACAAAGGTTTTGGCCTCTCCCCAGTTTGATGCGACAGGAAGCGCTACAGTCCCCCGTTCACCGAGTGATACCCGTTCCTGTGCCGTTGTTTTAAAGTTAAAATAAATGCCTGCACGATCTTTTTCTTTGCCTGTTGTAAATGTTCCGCCATTCATATTACATGACCTCCTTGGTTAAAAATGTTTGGATGTACTTACGCACTTCTGATTTTGTCATATGTGTTTTTTGCACGCCGAATAAAGCCCCCCGGAGAATTTCCGGTTTTACGCCGAAAAGCTCCTTTGCGTGCTTGGTTAAATCGGCTGTGTCAAAAAGAGCTTCTGTTCCCTCAGTTTTTCCAGCCTTTATGGTATTGTTTTTTTTCACTTTTACTTCACCCCGCTGTTTATATCAATATCCTGCAAAACAGGCTGTTCCGTCTTTTGATAGTAGTACCGGCTGCTCCAGCGGACGGTCATCACTGCCTCGCCCCTGTCTCCAACCCTCGTTTCCATCCGTGTAATCCGAATAAAGTCACCTGTTTCAGCGCCTGACTCATCAAGCAGCGGAACGATATTTCTGCACTCCCTGACTGTGTCGGCGAGCCGGTCTGCTTCTTTCAGCGCCAGGGCGGAATCCGTGTGGAACAGCTTCATATTGAGACTGTAGGTTTTCTTGAAGGTTGATACCGTATCGGTTTCTTCAAAAACAGAAGGAACGGGGACATATAATGACGGAATCTGAAAATGATCAGGCAGTTCGCTGTCATAAATCGGGACAGGCCATTGCTTGTAGAAAAAAGCCATAATTGATCCTGTTTCACTGTTCATCCCATTCCTCCTTACAATGTCTTAAGCCATTGACGCAATTTTTGCTCCAATGACTTCGCAAATACCTGTTCAAATAAAATAAGCGCATTGTCCCAATAGCCTGTGCCGCTGACCCATTTTTTCTTAAGCGCCATTCCGGTTGAAGAGGCAGGATCATAGACGAACCGCGCGCCTTGAAAATAACCCGGCACCCATTTCACGCCGTCGCCTTCAGTTGTCCAGCGGCCGTCGTTCACAAACGACGCATATTCAAGGTTCGAACCGACTTCAAGGGATAAGCCGCCGCTTTCTGCGATCCAAATATGATCGGCGTCCCCTTTTTGAAATGAAGAAAACAGCCTCTCCGTATCAATGGATTGGGAACTGATCAGTTCGTCTTGCACCATATCCAGAAAGTCTTGTCCGGATTGCTCCAGCCATTTGGCAGCCTGACGGGAAAATCCCCCGGATGCGGCTTCTTTCAGTGAGGCGTTTAATTTTGAAAGCCCTTTGATTTTCATAGGCTTTCATCCCTGACAGCAGTGACTTCCCAATGGTGGTTTCTCAGCTTTTTCGGCAACTCCAAAATATAACCGACACCATCCCATATCACCTTGTCGTTTACACGAACATCCGCTGATAATGGAAAGTGGACGAGAAAGCTGCGATAAACCGTATGGTTCGGAAGCTGCTGGATCAGCTGCTGCTGTTTTTCTGTGAAATAACAGGGCACATTCTGTTCATCAGGCGTGTCCGGATAAGTAAAAACAGGCTGAAGCTTGTTCGCCGGAATTCCGAACTTCCCGCTTGGTGCCGGTGCGGCCGTTTCATGATAAATATCACAACGATGAACAAGCATCCGTGTATAGCTCATAGCGTCCGCACCTTGAGTTTGGAGGACGCAGGAGAATATCCGGCAGCAATGTATTCCTGAAGCAGGTTATATACGTCAGGCTTTTGAATACCGCCATTTGTTGAGATGGTGTAAGAATAGTCTCCCATTTTTTCAGACTGATAGCTTGAAACACTCGTTTCATCGCTGTTTACCAGCGCAAAATATTGGGCGAGCTTAAGCAAAGCAAGTCTGGCTTTGTCGGGAAGCGGAACATAAACGGCATCCGTAAAATGGTGGCCTGTGATTCTTGCCGCCTCCGCCTCAGCTTCGATAATATCCTGCGTAAGCAAATGCTCCGGTCTGTTGTGCACCTGTTCAAAGACTGAATAAGAGGCAACGTCAGTCGGTTCAATAAGCATAAGCTGACAACCCCATTTCCGGTTTATTCTTTCACGTTAATCAATTTTGCGACAGCGTCTTCTTCTTCGAATTTACTGTCAAGCTTAGCCGTCAACACAATAATAAATTTACGAGAGCGAATATCCTTGTCCACTTCGATTCTAATATTGCGGGAGAAGCCTAGAATAATATTTTTCGGATGAGTCAAAATGATATCAGACGCATCATATTGCGCGTCTCCTTCGCCAACCGTATAAGGCTGAATATTGGACACTCCCTTGACCGGCACGCCGAATGCCGTAGACAATCCGCCTTGAACGGCGAGATCCCCTAAATTCGTCTGACGATCCGCCACCCGGTCTTTCCACTCAATTTCCATTCCGTGAGACGTATAGAATCTGAATTCCTGCGGGATACGCAAATATTTCGGTGGGACGGCCTTCAGCCCTTTTTTAAATGTACCTCTGGAAAGCTCTTCACCAGCCGCGTCAACAATGTGAGATACCGACTGTTTACGGATTCCGTCAAGCTGTGCGAGGTATGGATCCTTGGAAGCAGTATCACCGTTTACAATCAGCTCTTCGATATCAACAGCCGCCCGTTCCGCCAGGATTTGCATAATGGTTTGCTGGAGCCCGTCTTTTTCTATGTTATTTTCCAGCGTGTCATACGTAATATTAATCTCCGCAATGACTTCTTTTGTGTTCAGCTGTACCGTGCTCGTTGAAGGAACAGTCAGCTCGTCATTTGATAAAGCCTTGCCCTCTTCAGCAGCACGCAAAATGCGCTGGCCGAAGCCGATTTTCTCAAATTTCTGTGAATCGTTTTCCATTTGAATCACACGGGATTCGCTGAAAATCGTAGGTGTGTTCTGCACCATACGGATAAATGCCGATGCTTGCGCAGGGTTCATAAGCCCTCCGCTTTTTAATGCTGAAAGCGACATTTCCGCTTTTTGAATGATGTCTTGATTTCTCAAATTGATTTCCTCCTCCTGACTGGTTTACAGCAGTCCGCTCCAAATTGATTTTTTGATTTGTTCTGCATTCCCGTTGCCGTCATCGGCGGTCTGTTTAGATGCGCCTCTTGTTTTTTCCAGCGCTTCAATGCGTTCGACAAGCGGGGCGAGCATATCTTCCACAAGCTTTTTCAGACGCTCTTCCTCTTCTGTCTGCTCCGGTTTTTCTTCCGCTGCTTCTGTATTTTTTTCGATTGCATCAAGCCGCTTTAACAGCGGGTACAATGCATGTTCAATGGATTCTTTCATCTCTTCCTTTTTCATATCCTTGGTGTCCTCCCCCATTTTCTGAAATCTGGTTTTCAGTCCTCTTTGACTGTCGCGATCAGACAGCAGCTGCTTGAATACACGCATCAATCCGGATGCTTTTTCATCAGGCTCTTCTTCATGCGTATCCGCAGTGCCCGCCATACTGTATCCTGTGATGACACCTGCTTTGATTTGCTCCCATACCTCATCGGCCGCTCTTGTCACGAGCACCCATGAGCCCTTTTTAATCAGCCGTGTGCCGATCTGGAAATCATCCGGCGCCACATACGATTCGACCACTTCGCCGGTTCCGCTTTGAAAATTGTGGTTGATGTCGATATTGCGGGCCTCCGCGAGAAAACCGTGGGCGGCCTTTTCAATTTCTTCAGCCGTCATATAATCGCCGTGCGCATCCGGCACATCCGGTTCGTAAACGATCCCATACACGAGTTTTTGTTCCTCACTCCCGCTTTTGGTAAATAGCCGGACTTCTTTCTCAAATGCCGGAGGCCCGGCAGACTTCGTAAAGAAAAACTCCGTCTGATTAGCGGCTTTGTCCACATAGCTCACAAAGCTGATTTTGGCATTTTTCAATTCTCTCGGCACCTGTTGCTTTCACCCCCTTTCAGGACTTTTTTAAACTTTCAATGCTTTCCTTTACGTCCTGTAAAAGAGCGGATTGGTCCTGCGGCTCGACGTCTTGTGCAGCCGGTCTGTTGTAGATGTCTTCCGGCCATTCCTCAAGGGTTTTGCCGAGCACCCGTCCGGCAAGATCTCTTAAATCATTAGGAGAAACTGCACCAGCCGTTATAAAAGGACCCAGCACTTTTGCGATCTCAAGCGGATCTCGAAAGTCGGGTCCTTTTAATGTTAGCCTTGCGTCATGAATATCCAATTCCGGCAAAAGAAGCGTGTTCAGTTTGTTGACGAGAATTTTCCTCTCCGGCTGAAACACCTGCTCTTCTGTTATTTTTCTGGCCGTATCGGCAGTCGCCCGGTTATATTCTTGCGCCTCGCCGGTATAGAGCGGCGGCAGACGGAAGGCGGATCGGAGTTTATTTCTGCTTTTGTCATCGTATTCCAAAAACAGCGCGTCATTTTGCAAAATTTCCGCAAGCGACTTGATTTCGACGGAAACAGGGGTAATGTCTTCTCCTCCGTGCAGGTCTTTTTCCTTGGCAATGCCTTCAGCTTCAATGAGGAGAAATTTATGGGCGTTTTCGACTCCTTCAAGATCATTCATATAGTCTTGCAGCTCTTTATACGAAGCTTCGGACAGCATTCCGTTTTCGACTGTAATAGCAGCAGGCACATGGCGTCCCTGCTTAAAATACATGAAGTTGAGTTCTTCCGCTTTTCTTGCGCCATATAAATTGACGATGTTTCCCACCCATCGGGGCACACCGTATGAGCCGCTGCCAATTTTGAGGTGAATTGCTTCATTTGCCTGAAAATCCTCAGACAGCGTTTTCACATATTCTCCCGTTCGCATGTCCATGTTGCGCGGGTCTCCATATTCCTTAAAAAATACTTTTTGCCCGTTTATCATTTGTACATATTTGCGAAAACGTTTTTGTCTTTTGATCGTCTTCGGTATGCCGTTTTCCTGGTATGTAAACATCACCTCAACAGGCTCCGACACACCGCATACCCGCATGTTTTTTACATCTAAATATTCGATACCGGCCGGTTTTCCAGTTCCGTCCCGGAGCACTTCCATAAACCCGTTCCCCGTTTTCTCCCTGTCTTCAATGGCATAGCCTAAAATCACTTCAGCTGATTCATCAAAATGAAGGCAGCGGTAAAACGCTTCAAGCCGTGACCAATCTTTTTCCGCTCTTTTCTTTTTTGCCCGGTTGACATCTGAGCCGTTAATGTCAAATGTATATTCAACATCGAAGCCGAAGCCGGTAATATTGACCCGGTACGCATCTATGCACTGCTGAAGAATCGTAGAATATTCGGCGATCGTTTTCAGCTCGGTGATATTATAGGGCGGAGCGATAATGTCTTCTCCATACATATCAGAGAACTGGTCTTCATAAAGCTGCTTCGTCTTTGGAGCTGAGGCATTTGCTTTTAATACGGTGGCCCTGACTGTTTGATTCTGCGGCACTTTTATTTCCTCCTTTCTCGATTCGGACGGGTCCTTTCACTGGACGATTCTTTTAAATCGGCCACTTCATAGTCATCAAGCGCGTACCAGATCGCAGATAATGTGTGCGGATCAATGGTAAACTCATCCTCAATCAGCGCTCCGTCCTTATCTTTTGCATAGGTTAACGTTTGCAGCTCATAGATCGCATTTTGACAGCGGTCTGAGCAGATAATCTTCTTGAAACGCTTCACCTTTTTTGTATATTGCAAACGTGACCCCTGAAACTTCCTGGCTGCTACCATGCGAAAGCCCTGCTGGCGGAAATATTGGATGCTTTTAGGCTCTGCGGAATCAGCTTTAATGACTTCCTGTTTCTCGGCAAGCTCGCGAAGCTCCTCAGCCGTTCGGTCATCAGTCATTTTGTTTTTGTAGTACTCCCAGTAAATGTACAGATGCTTTTTCTCAGGATCAACGGCAAGCCGAATGACGGCATTGTAGGATTCTTCAAAGCCAAAATCCATTCCCGTCCGAAAAATCGGCCGGCTGATGTTTGCGATGCATTCCTCCGCCTGTTCGTGCGGCAGGACTTCAAATTGCGGCAGGACGCGAACGCCGTTAACGCCGAATCGGCCTTGGCGGGCAATCCTGTATAAGTCAGGATCGTACCGTTTCAATCCGTCCAGCTGTTTCACATAGCTCTCCGGAAGAAACAAGTTATCAAGCGCGGTGGAATGATGGTAATACGTGTCCCCAGAAACAATTGTGCGTTTCTTGTACAGCTCTTGATCATCCAATATATAACGCTTATTCCGCTCATCACGAAAAAAATGCCGGTACGTCCAATTGGATGTGCCGACCGGATTTGTTGTGCAGATCATATGAAGGTCAAGCTTCGGATGGCGCAAACGGCCGATCAGCTCCTTAAAACCTTCGTACTTCACTTCAGAGCACTCTTCAATCCATATTAAAGAAATATTATGAACGGATTTTAATTTCGCAGGGTTGTCCATTCCTTTAAACATGATGCGGCTGCCGTTTGCAAATCGCAGCTGAAGCGGTGAAGAAAGCGGAGTCACCGCCCGATTCAGACTGAGCTCCTCTATGATTTCTTCAAAGAGCGCGAAGGTGGAATCACGATGGGTGTCAAACACCTCGCGAATCACAAGCGCTGTCCGTTTTTCCTTTAACAGCTTCAGAAGGATTTTCAGCGCGGTATGATAGCTCTTTGACGATCCATAGCCCCCGACGAGAAATTGATATGTTTCATTCCAATTGAACAAGTACTCTTCGAAATGAGGATTGACTTCTTTTACAATCATGCTTTCTCCTCTTTGCGCGTTATCATAATTTCAACCGGATTTTCGCCCTCATCTGACTGATCCAGCTTCTGTTTTGCAAGCTTCAGCTTTTCATTTTCAATCTTTTGCTTAAATTGATCAGGGAATAAATCAAAGTATAATGACAGCTTTTCCAGCGCTTTCATCTTGTCAGCCAGCTTAATCGCAATACCTTCTTTTCCAAGCTTTGCTTCTGTCACGATTGTTCCGTCTACAAGACCTGAGTCCTTTACATCCACAAAGCTGATTTCCTTCATGATCGGATTGTCATCCTCATCAAACAACGGGCCTGACTTTCCGAAAGCCTGTACTTCTTTTTTTCCGAAGGTCACGTAGTCTGTAATATCAGCAAATGCGATTTTGACATACACTTGCAGCACATCCATCGCTTCAATGAAAACTTCATTGACCATCTCTTTTTTGATCCTCTTGATTTCAGCGGCGACTTTTTCATATTTAAGCAGCCTGCATCCTGTGACATGGGCGCTGTCAGCGGAATATCCCGCTCTGATTGCTGATTGTGTCGCGTTAAAGCTTTTCACATAATAGAGGCAAAACAAGCGCTGGCGTTCATTTAATTCATCATTGTCAATTTGCAGACGGTGTTTGTCTTTGCTTGCTGCTTTCGAGAACAAGGATTCCTTCCACTTGTCCTGTTTCTTCCATATTCCTATTGTTTTAGCGGAAACACCTATTTTTTCGGCAATGGCCCGATTTGTGATATCGCCCTGATATTTTTGATAAATGTTAAATGCTTTCTCTCGCTGTTGTGTTTTCATGCTACGCCATCACCGCCACCTCCGAAATAGATTTCTATTAAAAAGAGCGGCTGAACGATCAGCCGCTTATTGTTTCATGCTCTATTCACTTATAGGTGGCAAACGTATGACAGCTTTTTAAGCTAAAGACAGTTTTCTTTCCTCTTTTTGTTTATGAATCTTTAATAAGGCCCGTTTGATGGTGGTTTGTACGGTTGATTTTTTCACGCCTAAAAGCGCGGCGATCCGTTCATATGAAAAGCATTCCACCTTATGCAAAAGAAACATTTCTTTTTCCCGTTCCGTTAACAATGATAATGCTTCTTTTATCCTTCGGCGGTCTTCGTCAGACACCTGTCCGTCCGGCACGAAATCAATAGCCGAGGAAAAAGATTCGATGATTCTCGGATCTTTAATGAGCAGCCTTTGATAGGCATCGCGGCGGTCAATGGCTCTTCGGATTCCTGGCTGCCTTCCTTTTTCCAGCCATTCTGTCACATATTCTAAATCCGTAATGATGCTTCTGATAATTTTTTTATCTTTCAGCTTTTCAGCGGACAGCTCTGATTCTTCAGCTTCTCCAAGCTGTTTATACAGCTTTCTTGTCTGTTTCAATGTGCGTTTGTATTCAAATAATAAGTCTTCCATTCTGTTATCCTCCTCATTTTCGGAACAAAAAAAGGACACCAATCAACGCACAGATTTTGTGCAATTGATCAGTGTCCTCAGGCTTTCCGTCTTGGACATATTCTTTTGTGAAAGCTTTAATTCAATTTGTAGCCAATTTCAAAATCAACGCGGGCCAGGTCTCCTTTTCTTGTTTCGACAAGGGTTTTTCCGTGCTCCGGCGCTTCTGTAAGCCAGGCTTCTCCCTTTAATCCGTCGACAATAATCACGCGGACCTTCCCATCCTCAAGCTGGCTTGCGAGTGTGATAGAATCTATGTTTATAAGTTTTTTAGGATTCATTATTTATTTTCCCCCGTTTTTGTGTGTCCTCTGCTTTTTCCTTCACCCGTTCAAGCTTATCTATGACAACGTGTTTGCAGTCCGGCGACTCGCCTTTCAGAAAATCGAGCGCGTCCTTTACCGCTTCCAATAGCTCAGGCGCTGAAGCTATGAGCCGTGCATTGCCGTCTTGCGAGTACGAGCTGAGGTCAAACACAGCTGCGATCAGCCTGCCGTTTGAATAAGGGAATCTCCCCTTATCTTCTTCACTGTAAGCAGAATAAATATAGATCGGTTTTGATTCGCCGCCCGAGACTGCCTGCCACGGAGCGGGACTGCTTTTCCATTGTTTATTTTGCACTTGATCCTCACTTTCCGTCATCTTCATACCATTCTTCAATTTCTTTTTCCTTTCGTTTCGCCTGAAAAAACAGACATAACAAGGCCTTGATAAGCTTAATCAAGAGCATTCAGCCTCGCTTTCCCGGCTTCAATCACCTGTTCCAAATACGCAATAACAGGTGTCAAATCAGAGCCGGCCCTGCAATTCGGGCATGGCCTAAAAACGGCTCCAATGCTTGTCGATTCAACGATCACTTTTTTGTTTTCGCACAGCCTGCACATTACCGGATGCCCTCCAATCTATGGTTCAGATCAAATACGTTTCCTTTTATAATCACTAAGTAGTCGCTGCACATTTCATAGATTCTTGTCCCGAGCGCTTCATCCACCCTCACAAGTTCTTCGACGGTGAGTTCGCTTGAAAGGAGAATCGGTTTATGATTTAAGTAGCGATAATTGATGACTGAATACATTTGTTCAATCTGCCAGTCAGTGGCTCTCGGCTTTCCGTTGACAGGCTTAAATAAATCATCAATGAACAGAACGCCGGACTGTTTGATACGGCTGAGCTTTGCTTCCAGCAAATCGAAATCATTTTTCAAATCAGTAAAACCCTCCACAAACGGAAAATATACGACAGGAACGTGCTGCGTTTTCATCAGCCGGTTGGCAGCAGCTGTAAGCAAATGCGTTTTACCCGAGCCGGGCTGCCCTAAAAGAGCTATACTGTTTTTGCGCGCGGACTGTATGTCTTGAAAGTGCTCAACAAATTCGGCCGCACACTCGTACGCATCAATCACTGCCTGAGGCTTCCCTGCCGTATGGAAACCTTCAAAGCTCAGCTTGCTGAATTCAGCGGTAATTTCACTTGCGCCAAGCAGCCGCCTTACTTTTCGTTCACCGACACAGCCGCATACCGCCCATATGTCCTGTCCGTTTTGTTTTTTGAGAAAGCCCCCTTGGTCCTTGCAAGCCGGACAATCATAACGGTTTTCGTCTGATTCGTCCGATTTGTTCACCAGTAATGGACGTTTTCCGCTTCTCAGTTCGGCAAGGATTTGTTCGAGCGTTCGTTTGGTCATTTGGCATATTCCTTTCTTTTAAAGGCATGAAGCTTTTTTTCACTTGCTGAGCGGAAAATCGGTCATCAATGAATTTCGCGCAATAACTGAAGGCCTTTATCGTTTCCGCGGCACTTGTCCGCCGTTTTTCAAAAGCATCAAAACATTGGTCAAGCCATTTGATTGTCTGCAGCACGGGAACACCCCGGCCGACAATTCGGGCGATGGCTTGATAATCACGAGAGGAAGGGTATACAGTGCGCCCCTCTTGCGCAGATCTCAGCTCTGTAAAATGGTTTGCAATGGCATCAACCGCTTTATCAGCAGCAGTATGAATCATTGTGTTATCTTTATCAGACAGGACGTTATTGTCCGTCCTTTGCGGCATCTTTGTCCGCTCCACAGCGTCAGAGTGGTCTTGCTTGTCCGTTCTGGGAATAAACTTTTTCGAATGCCGGACTGAAATCATTACTCCGTAAGGCGCACGCCTCACCATGATGTAACCGTTCTTTTCCAACTGGTCGAGCCATCTTCTGACGGTTTTTTCACTGACTCCGAATACGTCCGCCATCTCCTTTGCTTTTAACGGCTTATGCCCCAGCACAATGCCCCAGTTCACGCCATCTTTTCTTCTCTCTTTAGTCGTTGAGCTGATAAACCACAGAAACAGCCACACAGCCGATCCTATTTTGTCATAATGTTCTGAATTCAATAGTCCTGAATATGTGAAAAACGGATAGCTTTTATTCCTCTCCACCTTGCTCCCCCGCCTTCTTCAATCGTAAATACAGTTCGTATTGCGCGCGATTTTCAAATTGAAATACAGGATGGCCGTTCGACGTGAATGTGATTGATCCGCCTGTCTTTCCAAGGTGCTGCTGATCTATGGGATTTTGACTGAAAACAATTTTAATCGGATTCATTTACCCGCCTCCTGATACAAAATTTTTCTCTTTTTGATACGTTTCGTATCTCTATGTTTTTGATTATAAACGATACGTTACGTATCATCAAGTTATTTTTGATACTTTTTTTATCAATCATTTATTTTGATACCGTTTGTATCTATAATAAGAGTAACTTAGGGAGTTTCCAAAAAGAGAGGTCATACGATGATAGGCGGCAGATTGAAGAGTCTCAGAGGAAAAAAAACACAAGAAGAAATCGCAAACCATATCGGTGTATCACGCGCCAGATATTCTCACTATGAAAACGGCCGCAGCGAACCCGATTATGAAACACTGCAAAAATTGGCCGATTACTTTCAAGTGACAACCGATTATTTGCTGACAGGAAAAGAAAAAAAGTCTGACGATGACATCTTTTCAGACCCGGATTTACAGATCGCTTATCGGGATATGCGGGACTTTTCTCCGGAAAGCAAACAGCAAGCGATCGAATTCATTAACTATTTAAAAGAAAAAGAGAAAAACCGAAAACCGAAAAATAAATAAATGTCCTTTGTTCTCTAAATAATATGATAAATAGGCCGATATAAAGAATGGTGTTTATTTTTATAAGAAAAGGGAAAGATTTCTACAAACTTTTTCAGTCCTGTAACAGGGCTTTTCTTTCTCATACAAAACGGAACATATGTTCGAAAAGGGGTATTCAATTGGGCGATTACTTATCACATCTGGAGGAATACGTAAAAAATGTATACTGCCGTCTGGGAATGACTTCTCCTCAGCACATTGACATGCTGAGAATTGCAAGAGAACTTGATATTTGGGTTCATTTTGAAGACACAGGAAGTATGATGGTGAAGCATGACGGAATGTACAGTATTGTCTTAAATCAAAGGCAATCCGCAGAGGAGCAATGGGAGGACTTTGCGCATGAACTGTGCCACGTGTTAAAGCACGCCGGCAATCACTTTCATATGAACAAGCTTTTTAGAGAGCTTCAGGAATTTCAAGCCAACCAATTTATGTATCACTTCTGTGTGCCGACCTTTATGCTGTTACAAATGGAATTTCCGCAGTGGAGAAGCCACGCTGTTTCCATGATTGCTTCCGCGTTCCGCGTTACAAAGAAATTCGCGGAAAGAAGGCTGGAGCTTTTCGAACAGCGTAAAGCAGGTATTCAATTTCAGAAGCGGCTGGCTTATCTCCTGTCAGATAAGCGGCACACTAAAGACGCTCCCCGTGAATGGTTCGGCTATCAGGAAACTGAGCAGCCTCAATCACTGGTTGCCGAACAGCAAATGCAATATCATTACAATAAGTATTAATTAGCAAAGCCGGCCTGTTTTACAAGACAGGCCGGCTGACAATCCAGAACTTTGACATTGGGTATTGAAGCTCTTTTATACAAGAGTATTCCTCCCTCTGCACATTCACACAACTTACAAAGGCAGTGAGAGATATTGCAGGCCCAGTATCCAATCATTCTCTGCAAAAGGCAGTCTTTACCGCGCTGACATATCGTGAGAAATGCTCATTTTTTGTCCGGTCCCGCTCTCGCCATCCAAAGTCGTCAAATAATGCGCTTCGCTGAGCCGTGCTTAACTCTAATTGGACGCCAAGCGTTTTTTTGCTTCTGTTCACAATATTCATCGGATGCACACCAGCCAATTGCTCTTTATCCGACACAAGTTCAGCGCTGAATCCTGATGCCTTCAGACTTTCAGCAACAGCCGCGGCTCTGGGCCGGTCAGTGCCGCCGACCAAGGTGTGCCGCCGGTTCGGATCTCGGTAGCCGTGGATAGAAAGCGCGTATTGATGTGCCTTTACCTTCTCAAGTGCGAGCGGTTCATTAAACCTAGTGCTTGTCACATGCAAGGCTTGGTTGTTGCGGCGTTTCATTCCTTCAAACAGATAAACGGAACATTCATCGGAAAAGGCCCTCACCAGCTCGCTTACTCCCGGCTCAATTCCGCCGCCGTGCGGGCTCAGTACGATGCGGTCGCTTCCGCTATTCTCCTCATAGAAAATCCGGTATTCAGATTCTGCAGCGGCGAGAGACTTAAAACTGTGATAGACATCTTTCATTTCTGGTGCGCTCCTTTATTTAGTGGCACCAGTTTACCCTATAAAACTATAAATGAAAACCCTTTTGTAGTATGATGTGCTGGAAGAAACTCGTATGGAGGGGATCGTATGGGATTTATCAACGGCATGTTCGGAAATGCCTCAACTGTTTCAAAAGCATCTGCCGAAGAAGAACTCGCTTCTATTTTAATAGAGGGAGAGAGTGTGGATGCTGCATTTAAATTAGTGCGTGATTTAATTGTCTTTACGAAGAAACGCCTGATTCTTGTCGATAAACAGGGCCTCACAGGAAAAAAGACAGAATACCAATCTATACCGTATAAAAGCATTTCCAGGTTCAGCATTGAAACGGCCGGCCGTTTTGATCTTGATTCAGAGCTTAATATTTGGATTTCAGGCACTGAACTTCCGGCAGTATCAAAGCAATTCAAGAAGGATGACAGCATTTACGACATTCAAAAGGTGCTTGCTGCGGTTTGTATGTAATGAGTCTTTTTATTGACCAAAAGGAAGCTTCTGAACGAAGAGAAGCTTCCTTTTTTCAATTATACGAGTTTCGCCATCATCCGCGCTTTCGTCTTCGGCCCATAAATTCCATCAGCCGTTAAGCCGTTCATTAATTGGAACCGTTTCACCGCATTTGCCGTTTTCGCTCCGTAAAAGCCGTCTACCCCGTTGTTTTTCGCCCCTTTGTCAGGATAAAAATAAAGAGCTGCCAGCGCTCTTTGCACTTGAATGACTTTTGTTCCCTTCGTCAGCGGACTCGTTAATTTGATCACACCTGATGGGAGCGGATATGCAGTAGCTGATTCGCTTACCGGTGCAGACTTTGCTTGCGTCTGATTGATTTTCAGTACCTGGCCGGCTTTGATTTTATTAGGATCTGAGATATTGTTCCAGCTTTGCAGCTGCTTCACACTGACACCTGAGGCTTTGGCAATCGCAGATAACGTATCTCCTTTCTTCACCTGATAAGATGAAGTCACGGCTGCTGTCTTTTTTGAAGAGAAACTGCTGCCGCTTACTTCTTTCTCAATAGCGGCCTTCACTTGATCCCAGCGTCCCTCTGATAAGATGCGGTGCGGACAATACTTGCCGTTCCAATCCTGATGCTTTCTGACCCGGTCGATGCCCCAGCCTCGCTCCTTTAAAAGCTGCGCCACAAATTTCACAGCCAAAGCTTCAGCCGCCCGGTACTTTTCGCCTCCCGACTTGCTGTAGCAAATTTCCACACCGATGGACTTGCGGTTTCCAGTGCCGTTCGTGCCGTCTCCCGTATGCCATGCGTTCCGATCCAAAGGCAGTCCTTGAATCACTTCTTTGTCATCAACCGCAAAGTGGAAGCTTGTAGAGCTATTGTTCCCGATCATGTAGCTGATTTCATTAGCGGCAGACGCGTCATTCGCCGTATTGTGAATCGTAATGTATTCAGCATTCATAGCGTTGGGACATTTCAGCGTGTACTTATCCGCAGAAACCAGATTCTTCTTGACTTCAATCGTCACCTATCATCTCTCCTTTTTTCTTTTTATCATGAATAGGTGGCATTCGTAGGACGGACAGAGTATGTCATCAGCCCTTCATTACTGGTTAAAAGTGTTAAAATCGAGATAAATAGGAGAAATGAATGATGAAGACTTATTTGAGGCTGACTGCAAAAACAGATTGTTTTGGTAGGGGGCACGTACCCGGCCACTATGGATGTTTGGACCGTTTACAAGCGGAAAATGTTCGGTCTATTCAGCGATGCCACGGGCGTCTTATACGTAATCGAGGTGAATTCGTTAGAAGAAGCGTCTGA